TCCATTCCGCCCCAGAGTGCGTGAATGGCGTCTTCCCAGTTGCCGAAGAACACTATATTTCCGGGAACCTGATTGGTCGCCGCGGCGCGATAGCTGTTCACTTCGCCGTCGTTGCTGCCGTCGCCCCATTCTCCCTTTTCCCAAACGAAGATCGGGAAGGTCGAGCTTGCGACTTTCGGGATGAGCTTCCAGGCCCCGCGGGTGGCCGGTGTGGTGACAAAGGCCATTCTGCCGAGGTCCGCGTTCGCGTTGGCGAGCGCAGTCTCGAAACTGACCGCCTTGGCGTAAGTGGCCGTGGTGCCGAAAGTGACGCTGCCGATGCTGTTCACGTTGGCGACTCCCGTCGGTTCGCTGTTGGCCCCGGCGCCGTTCAGAATCAGATAATCCCACTTGATCGCGAGTTGCTTCATCAAGTCATCGCGGATGAAGTTCTCCACGTCCACGCTGGACTGGAGCAGGAGTTGCTTGCTGTATTCGTTCCACGCACCGACGCGCTTCGGAGTGAGCAACACCTGGTCAATAGCCTGCGTGCTCTTGGTGAGCGCGGCGGACTCCGCAACGCTGTAGGCGGTCGCGGCGCCGGTCTGACGCGGGATGGCGACGTTACCCTCGAGGCCGGCCATGCTTTGCACGCCAAGCCGGAAGCAAACCATCCGGTTGCGCAGAATTTCGATGATCGGAGTGAGGATGGAAGTCTGCACGAATGCACCGCCCTGGCCGAACGTGGTTACGTTCAGATCGCGGCGGGCACTGGCTCTCGGATTTGCCACCTTAACCCAAGGCGGAAGCCAGAATCCGTTCGGCGCCACGGTGCCACCCGAGGCCCGCATCCGCTTCACCATTTCCTGGTGGACTTCGCCTTCATACCCGCTGGGCACCGGGCGATTGTTCTTGATGCAATCCTGTACCGCCCGAACGAGCGAGTATTTCGCCGCGGAATCGCCATCAATTCCCATGCTCTCGGGAGTTTCGATTTGCACGGCCTTGCGAACACCCGGCAACGTCTTGAGGAGTTCAACGTTGAAATCCTCAGGCTTGCTTCCGGCATCAATGGCTGTGTCGGCCAGCGAGCGGAACTTGTCCTTGCCCTCTGGGAAATTCTTGGTGACTTCATCGGCCGCCGTGCGGATCGCTTTGACGCGACTGCGTTCGAGTTCGACCGGGTCCTTGATTGCTTGCTCGCTCATAGTGATGTGTTTTTCTGCATTTTCTGCTTTTGTTAAGGTTCCACTGTCAACAGTCTGTCGGGTTTCGATTTCGGTCTTGCCGGCTTCAACGGCAGCGGCAGTCTCTTCCGGCTTGATCTCACTTTTGACTTCCACGCCTTCGCAGGCCACGGCTTCAACCTCAGCTTCTTTGGCCACGGCTGCGTCTTTCACGGGAACGCCGGCGTTCTCGCGGCACGCCTCGGCGGCTTCCTCGATTTCCTCGATGGCGGCGTTTGCCTCAGAACCGCAATGAGCGCAGGCACTGACGGACCGGAGAGCTTTCACGGCCAGGTCGCACGCGGTGGCGCACTCAGCGCACACGGCGACGCATTGAGCAGACGTGGCTTCTGACCAGAATTGGACATCCTCGGCGGTGATGGCCAGCGCTGCAATAACATCTCGGGCTTGTTCAGCGGCGGCCTTGTGCAGGGCGTCCGCTTCGCTGGCGCAACTCTCAATTTCTGTGAGTGCCTTGTTGCAAGCGGAAAGTGCCACGCGGCAGGTGCAACCGCAGCCTTCGCTCGTCATGGTCCGCGTTTCGCCGGCTGAGCGGCCGACGCCCACGGTCGGGTCCGCCGGCACCGGCACAATGGAAAGCTCGAATGGGCGCCACGCGAACCTGGCCACTGTCTTGCCGTCCTGCGTTTTCTCTCTGGCGATTTCCTTCAACCGCTCGTAGCCGACGCTCATGTGCTTGCGGATACCGTCTTGCACGTCTTGGAAAATCTCGTTGGCCAGGTCGCTCTTGCCGAACCGAATCAGCGCGCGGCATTTCTTTTCGCCTTCGTCAACCTCGGCTGATTCAACGACGCCGATTTGCTTTTCCGGGTCGTGATTGAGTAGCAGCGGGTGAGAATCGTTCAGCCGGGTGAGGTCCACATTGCCGCGAACGTGATCGAGAATTTCCTCGTAATCGCCACGGTCAACCGGGTGTTCCGATGAGAACGCCACCGGCACAGTCCGCTTTTCTGAGTTGGCCTGTGACCTGTCGAAAGTGAAGAATCGAAAGAGTTTCATTCGTCAAAAGCGTCGGGCAGTCAACATGAGGTCGTGATTGAGAGCGCCGTGTCCATTGCCGTTTCCGTTGCGTGCTGGCGTCTCCGGTTCGCCATCCGTGCCGCCCGGTGCGGTGTCTGGCGCGTTGCCATCAGTCGGCTTCTTGATGCTGACTTCGGCGTCAAAATTCAAACCGTGAGCCGCGGCGAGTTTCTTGTCGGCTTCTTGCTCCTCGAACACGTCTTCAATGTCCCGGTCGAAATCCTCTTCGATGATGTTACGCTGCGAATCCAGCCCGGCTTCCTTGGCCAGGATTGCCGCTTGAACTTCCTTCAACGGCTCCAGCCCGGCCCAGCGCCGAGGCTTCCATCGGTCGGATTTGCTCAGTGCCGCAATGTCCATCGAAGTCACGCCTGGAATCTGCCCGGCGAGCACGGCATACGTCAGCCAGTCGCGAAACCACGGCCGCATGAGCTTCCGCACGATGAGGCCCTGCAAATACTTGAAGCCATCCCGCGCGTCATTCATCCCAGCTTTGTAGCTCGAATAGTTGATGCTCTCCAGGTCGCTCGCGACGGAGTTATAGGGGATGCCGGACCCCGCCGAGGCCCCTCGCAACTGAGCTTTCAGAAACTGCGGGAGCGCAGAATTTGGGTGTTGCGGGTCGTTTTGAACAGGGTCCCATCCCAGCGGAAGCTTTTCCCATTGGCCCGGCTCGGTGTTTGAAATCTGGTTTCCTTGTTCGTCCTTCGGCCCGACATATTCATCCGCCCCGGCTGTCTTTGGGTCTTCCTTGAACCAACCGCCCTTGTTGGCCGCCACGCGCGCCGCAATCTGCTCGCTCTCTTCGTAGCCGGCCAGGTTGTGCAACCGCTTGGAAATGGACGGCCACAACGGCATTCCGATTAACTGGCCTGCCCGTTCAATGGTCCAGATGGCAATGATTTCGTCGGCTGGCACACGCTCTCGGTAGCGCGGACTTGACGAGTATGCGAACACGTCGCCGGGATGCCGGGTCAAAATCCAGTAGGCAAGCGGCGCGTGAAACTTGTCAATTTCGATGCCGAACTCAATCTCATTGGCCGTGCCGACAGCCGGCCGGTTCCACCAGTGGTCAAGCCGGTCCACCTCGATCGGTTCAAGCGCGAATCCAAACGGGTTGTTGAACGGCCGGTGCTTGCGGAACAGAATCACGCCGTCGCGCGCCAGCGCCCGGATAGCCAGGCGCTGGACTTGGATGCCGTCGAGCGTGCGAGTCACGGTGCAATTCGCGGCGTCTAGGTATTCGTGCCACGCCTCTTGCACGGCCAGATTCAAGTCCTTGTGCAACTTGCCGGAGCCGTCGCGCGCCTTCGGGCGGATCCGGATTCCAAGATCGCCAATGACGTTGTTTTCCAGCAGCCAAAGCATATTGCGGAAATAGTCATCGTCACGTTCCATCTGCCGCATCCTCGACCGGGTAGCTATCGCGGAAACGAAAATCTCAGCATTTGAGGATGTGATCGTGATCGGCCAGTCGGAAGTAAGGCGCGACACCTGCGCGGCGGCATACATGCGTTTTCCAACATTCTGAGAGACAGCCGGTTCGCGATGTTCCACGTGGAACTTTTGCTCCTTGTTGCTCAGGAATCGAAACGACCGCTTGCCGAGTGTGAGAGAGAAATTCATGGCGTTTTCAGAATGGAGTCACGGTCCCGAAAGTATCGCTCCATGCTGGTTTTGTGCTGCTCATAGGAGCCGCCCGTTTCGGCGATAACATGGTCTTCGGCAAGATTCCCGAACCACAGCAAGGCCAGCTTCAAGTTTCGAGCGAGTCGTTTCATGGCGTCAATGCGGTGTGGTGAACCGTGCGAAGATGTTGCGTCCTGTGGCCATGCCGGCGGCGGCGCGGGCTTTCGCTTCCTCGCTGCGGACCTTGGCGACGTAGTAGGAGTGAAGCTTCAGCAACTCGCCAGGTTCCAGCCGGCGGAACGTGGTGTTGTCAATCTGGGTGTCAAGAATGTCGTCGGCCGCACGGCCCTCGATTGTGGCTTCGATGGCTTCCAGTGTCCGGCGTGCGTGCGTTCGCTGGTCGGTTCCCGCCGCGGCCACGGCTAGATTGGGCAGCACGCGGACGTAAACTTCCCAGATGGTCGTGCGCTTGTGGGAAGCGGCAAGAAGCGAGTAAAGCTGGGCGATGTATTTGCCTGGTGCCCAGAGTGCCGTCACGGCAGGAGCGACCTCGAGCAGGTAGTCGCCGCCGTCCACCGTCGAGGCAATGTCAATAGCCGTGCCGCCGCCGCGGAGACTCAGGTTGATGGTCCAACCGTCGGTGATCGGATAGATGCCAGAATCAGCGTAGCGAAACGTGAACTCGTCGCCCTGCACGAACTCCGTTGGGAAGATAAACGGGTTTGGCGTTACTTCCGGCGGCGGGTCTTGTAGCGTGTAGGGATACGGCATTCCGAGAATGCCGGGAAGTCAACAATGGGATGGGTGCGGTTTCGTTGACAGGGAAGGTAGTGCCGACGAAGGCCCAGGCGGAGCGCGTGTCCAGAATTAGCTCAGCGGGTGAAGGCAGCGCGTCGTTCATCGGTCAGGTGCCAGCCGTGGCATTGCGGGCACTTCTCGATGGCCGGCTGGTTTCGCGGGTAGCCTTTCGTTTCCGGCCGGGCATTGGCCGCCTCGGCGAACGAGCCAAAGCGCCGTTTTTGACACTTGCGTTCTGATTCCACGCCCGCACTGTCGCACTTTCCCGTTGACACGCAAGCG